TTAATTTTTCATACTCTCTGGAATAGCCTCAGGATAATCAAATATATTCCATTGTGCCTCTGCCTCTTTAAGCCTTTTATTTGCCAAGTCAAAATAATACCGGTTAATCTCAAACCCTACATACTCATAACCTCTGTTTCGGCAGGCCACCAAAGAGCTTGCGCTACCTACATGGGTATCAAGTATGGTATCACCTGCTTTTGCATACTTATCCAATAGCCACTCATATAGTGCAACCGGCTTCTGGTTCGGATGAATCCTATACTCCTTGTTATCCATATGCTCTTGCATCATTCCATGCCATCTATAACGATACTTTCTTACTGCTGTTTTAAAACTGGTCCATGCAAGCTCGCAATCCGCAAAATCATTGGCCCCATTGTCTTTATCCCATACAATCCAGCAATGGCTATCATACGGGATACGACTTATAAAATGGTTTGCGCCAAATATAATCTGATTCTTTGATACCCGGAATAGTTCATGGAAGTATTCTTTTGATGGAGGTTCTTTGTCATTACCCGTATAGGATTTGTAATCTTTTGCCTTAATCAGGTTACTGCGGGTGTGATTTTTCTCTCCGCTCTCGCCAATTCCATAGGGGGGATCTACTATAGCCAATCCAAAATATTTATCTGGATATTGCCCCATCCCTACCATGCAATCCATATTAAAGAAACCATGTTCAGACATCTTCTTTCTCCATGTAAATTTCAGTTTAACTATTCTTCTCTATGGCAAGTATTCGTCAATTTTTTGTATACATCTTCGTATAATTCCTGTTTGTCCCCATTATACGTATACTCAGCATAAATACCGTCTCCACTAACCGAAGTTGAAGCTAAACACTTGTAGTTCTGTAAAGTCTTGCAAGCCCATACAATATAAACGTCATCCAAATCAATGCGTGTGCCTTTTGTCTCCACGTCACAGTTATACCAATCTACAAGTTTTCTTTTGCATACACTTTCAAAATGTTTCATTCCTGTTATAATCATATTTCCTGCTTTCTCCGACACTTGGCAGTCGGCAGCCAAATGCTAATTCGAGACTATGGGAAGAAACTGAAACATCCACGCCTCATCCATGATAGACACAATGTTCCCATCCTCATTAACAGCCAAAATCTCAAGTATTTTAGGCTTAATAATAGTCTCTCTATTTTCCCACGTTCCTTCCGGCATCCTTACCTCCATAAGCGCCACTGCATTTAATACCTTGTCTCCGTGGATTACCTTAAATCTACTCAAATCAATTCCCATACGCTGTTCCTTCCTCCAGTTCTCCCGGAAATCCTAATTTAACGAATTAATAAACCTCTCTCGTCCTGCATTTCATCGTGTAATTTATATATTATTTCTGTGATTCCCTTTGATTCGCTGTCTGCATGAGCCTTAGAAATTCGCAATATATGAAGTTCGACAAGAAAAGCTAGTATCTGCTCGTCATCCGCACTCCATGTATTAGCTTTCTCTCTCCGGTCCTTCATATCACAAATTTTTTCAGCCAGGGCCGGAGTTGATAAAAGTGATTTCATACCATTCTCCTTTAAATGCTAATTTTAAAGCTTAAGCTTCGCTTGCCCTATCTCATAATTCATCCACAATGTTTCCACTCTAGGTATGCCTGCTTCTGCTTGCGTTTTCTTCTGCGCTTTCCGCCATCCAAGAAGATACTGGTTGTATAGGTCATTGTCATATCCAGATAGCAATACTTTCCCTGGATGTTCTGCGAGTAACTTTAGCAGTTCAATATGTTCTGCATCCCCCATCTCATACCGGTAAAGATAATTTTTCCGTGTTCCATGTAAATATGGTGGGTCAACATACATAAAGACATCTGGCGTATCATACCGTCTAATCAATTCCATTGCTGGTAGATTCTCAATCTGTGCATTCTTTAACCGTTCTCCAGCAGCCAATAACCTCTCCGGCAAGTTTCTCCATTCTTTTGTGGTATAAGGACTTTTGGATTGTTGACTACTCCTGAACCCGCTAACATAATAGTTACTGGCTCCATATCCCATCCAACATCGTACCGCAAACTTTCTGGCTTTCTCAATATCTGAATTCTCTGGATCATATTCACATGCCCGGTAATATTCGTCACGGCTATATGGTGTCATTTCCAGCTGGACAGCTAACTCATTCGGCCTTTCCCTGACTACCTTGAAATAGTTAACCACATTTCCGTCTAAGTCATTCAGTGTTTCAATTCTGGCCGGAACTTTATTAAAAAACACCGCCCCGCTACCGAAGTACGGTTCTAAATAAACGTCGTGCGATGGTATGTATTCACATATCCAGTTAGCAATACGGTTCTTGGCTCCTGGATATTTCAGTATACATTTCATGATTCACTCCTTTTCAAATAACGATATAGTGGATGTGCGCCAGACCGGAACCCCTGGCCGTATGGTCCTCCATTATCTCTCCATAGGCACATCCGCTGCTGGTCTTACTGGTTGTGCATACACCAGAGCCATGCCAGCTATCTTTACGCAGTCACGGTCCTGCGAATCAGGTACCGGTATGCGCTGCTGTGTTATAAGCTACGATTAAAAAATTGCCAGTACCGGCATTCCGGCTTCGGCTTATGCCCTAACAACGGCCCTGGCTGCCGTCCGTTTCTGGTAACGGCGCGCCCGTGTTCTCATATTCCATAAGCGTTTCCCGTAGGTCTGCCATTGCCCACATAAGGCGGTATACCAATGCAGTGCGACCATCTGGGTCATTGATACCATATTGCAGATTGTCCATGAGGATGTCAGACAATGCTTCATTGTCCTCCGGCAGTTCGCTTGCACCCTCTGCCTCGCTGAATTTGCGAATGAAGTCCCGCAGATCCATGTCCGAATCATAATCCCTGTACCATGCCCACCGGTCTTTTGCATACATGCAATTGTGTGCCAACTCTACCATGTTCATTTCACCGGCAGGCTTTTCTATTGTCGTTCTTTTCATCCCTCTGCCTCCATCCGAAAATAGTTAATATTCATCATCAACCAACATCTTACAATCTTCCCACTCGGCTCCACACCGGGCGCATACCATGAAATCCGGTTCGTCCGCATACGGAACCCCTCTTGTGCAATCGCAATACTTACATTCCCAGTGGGTATCTGACGGCTTTTTTATAAAGCCATTCTGTACGGCGCAACCCCGGCAAATATTCAGCTCGTTTCCATTCTTGTGATTTCTGATTTTTACTATCTTTGATGTATGGCAATCACACATATCGCATTTCATGATGTCTGTTTTCCTTTCTGGTTGTATGGACTATACTGGCAAGCAATAATTCCGGTGCATTTCCCGGTCTTTGTATCATATGCCATGCACACAGGCCAATAATCCTGTTTTGCCATTGGGCACATTTTCTGATTCCAAACCGCAATTTCTTCTTTTGTTTCCAGTATTAGTATTGATGCCTTTCTTAAATAATTGACTTCTCTGCATTTTTCAATATACAGTTCGTCTATTATCCGCATCTGCTGCGGTGTCAGTATGATATTTTCATAGTCTACATTTTTATTTTCCGCTGCTTTTTGTGGATAGGCCCCTTTCATCCTCTCTAACTGTCTGTTTAGCTTGTCCTCAATCTTTTCCTCCAGAACGTGCTCCCTAACCCCTAATAAAAGTTTGAGCTGCCATAACATGATTATGACATCCGCCATCTCGTCTATTATGCGTTCCTCTGCCGCTGCAATCTCCTTATCGTTTCCCCCGTATGCCGCTTTCCTCCACCTCTTGTTGATAGCCTGGATTAACTCAGCCGCCTCTTCCATGCATTGTCTGCTCTGCGCATCATATCCGTACATATTGGCTATCCACTCGATTTTTTTCCACGTTTCTATGTTGTTTTCCACAAAACACTGGTTTTTATTGCTTTCAATCCCCGACTCGTCATGTATGTTATTCACTTTTCCACTCCTTTATTATCATCATGTTTAAAAAATCGGCTAATTCCTTATCTCTGTTTGCCCATCTCATTTTCAAGGTGCATTTCATGCACCCTCTCATAAGCATTATTAAAAACACTTTATGAATCGGAATCATTTTGGGGGGAAATTTTATCTCGATTGCATATTGTCCCGTTTTATCATCAACGGTCATAAATACCCCTTCTATTCTCTCTTTTACTTTTAATTCCTCTGTTAAATCGGCTATCACTTTTTTCATCACAATCCCTCTTTAAAACTTTACGTACAAAGTGTGGGATATCTCTTTCATGATATGTCCTCCTTAATCTTCATCCATAGCATATTCCCGTTTCCTGCGCTTACAGTCCTCTAAAATGCGCTCCAGTAGTTCCAATTCCTCTCCTGACATAAAGGTATAATACTTCTCCAACATCTTAAGTGCATGAAGCCTTTTGGCGTAGCCCTTTTCATCCTCATTTGTGTCAGTATCCGACACATTCGGTTGCCTCTGCTGGTCCTCTATTTTCCGTACCTGTTTCTCCTGACTTGATGGTTGCTCTTTTTCCTGGTCTTGTTCGTCATCTGGATCCAGTTCTTCCTCCCGGCCCTCTGCTTCTTCTGCCTGTTGCTTGCGTTTTTCTTCGATAATCCGCTGTATCTCCTCGCTCCTAACATCTTCCCCACTTTCTATCCTGGAGACGACCTTTTTCTGACTTTCCGGATCTAACTGACTGGCGGCGTAGGCTGAGGTAATTCCCATTTCCCCGGTCTGGAGCTTTTCTTTTACCTCCTGTGTGGCATTGGCATTGATTGCATTAAGTTGCCCTATCTTTCCCGTGGATTCTCCCAATATTCCGGCTACATAGTCCCGGATGCGTTTTCCCTCGTCCAGAATGATAAGTTTTTCCTTCCTGGCTTGTGTCAGCACGTCCTTCCACTCTTGCGCCTGTATCATCAAATCATAATCAGACATTTTCCGGTTAAATGTATTCCCGCAAAGAAGTTCCATGCGAAACTGCGTTTCAGTCATATCCTTATACCGGCACGGGACCTTTTTATACTCTTCGTTCCCTTCCCCTACCAGGATGCCTATGGCCCGCAACCTCCTATGCCCAGATATCAGACGATACCCATTCCCGGCCCCGTCGTCCACCCGGCCCACAACAAGAGGCTCCTGGATACCTCCCGTCAGCAATATTCCTGTTGCGAGTTCCTGTATTTCCTCTATGCTGTATTTATTGTGGTCAGTGACTATGATATCTTGATAATCTATTATGATATCTTTGTATTCCTCTGCCCGGTTCGCCTCTGCCAGTGTGGCGGAATTTAGGGTGTTCAAAATATTGAATCCCATCATTTTCTTTCCCTCCCCATATACTCCTCCACAAACTTTTTATAGTCCTGGGCGGCTCCGCTGCGTATGCAATATGTAATAAGTGACTGGTGCATAAATGTGGCATCCTTAGCCCGCTTAAAGTGTCGGATATGCCTTTCAAATACTGGCTGTCCACTTTTTTCCCGTAACCATTCCTCTGCCGCCACGCTGGTTTCCGTTTTTTCAAATCCAGTGATTAGACATCCGGCTAATTTAATATCTGGGTTGAAAATACGCATAGACATAATCTGTTCCACCAGCATGTCCAATCCATCCATGGAGTAATCATCCAAATGCAGGGGGATAATGATTTCCTGGGATGCCACCAGGGCATTGACCACATTAAGCCCTAAATCTGGCGGATTGTCGATAATGCAGTAATCAAATATGTCCCCTACTGAGTCCAGGGCCTCCTTGTATCTGTTATGTTGCTTACTGGCCCTGTCGTTTTGCAGGTCCAGCACGGCCTGTTCCATATAATAATTGCATGGGATTATGGAAAGGTTCTGATTCTCTGTCTGGACCATGTTCTTTCTGGCCTCCCTGGTCTTAATCATATCCGGCGCCCCCCGTAATGACTCCGGGTTATATAGCCGAAACAAGCGTGATGCATTTCCCTGCTTGTCATTATCCAGCAGCAGGACCTTTTTCTGATATCGGTCCGCTATCAGCTCCGCCATGCTCACTGCTGTTGTAGTCTTATGTACCCCGCCTTTGAGGTTTGCGATTGATATTGTTTTCATTTCCTTCCTCCTTATACGAATGGTAGTCCTTCGTCCTCTATTCCGTCAGGTATATTCATGAATCCGTCCCCCAGGTCCGTCCCCTGGGCCTGTCTGGTTTCCGGTGCATTGCTCCCCTTGCTATCTGCAAATTCCTGGTCTGTCAATATCACCTCTGTTGTATATACCTTCTTGCCCTCTTTGTTTACATAACTCCCTGTTTGAAGCCTGCCGGATACCAACACCCGCATCCCCTGGTGGAAATACGTTTCCGCAAACTCCGCCGCCCGGTCAAATGCAACACAATTGATAAAATCAGCCGCTTGTTGGTCCTGGTCCCTTTCCTTCTTTCCTCGCCTGTCCACTGCCAACGTATATCTGGCAATTGCCATTGACTTCTCTCCCTGCGTGTATCTCACATCCGGGTCCCTGGTGAGCCTGCCCATCAAAATGACTCTATTCATGTTTTCTTCCTTTCCGTCCAAATATGGCTTCGCATTCCGATATTATCCCGTCCTTGGTTATAATCCTGGTCTTATACCAATAATTCCACGACGAGTCCCGGTAAAAGAGATATATCCTATCATTCAATATCCTTTTGCCTATGTAGCATAGCCTCCCTGCATGTTTTGGTATGCTCTCTATGCTTCTGGCCATGTCCCAGGCCACACGAAGTTCTTCCATGGTGCCTCCACTTTTTCGATTGTGATAAGATTTTTTTTCTGTAAATTCATACTCAGTTCTCCGTTGTTAATGGTGCATATGCATTCATGCGCTCCATTCCAGTTGTACCTAATTGATTCCACTGTAATCTCCCGTCTCACAATCGGGCATTCCTTCCGGTTCATTACACCCGGACACATGTCCAGATTATCAAATTCCTCGCACCATATACATTGTGCCGGGCCGATGTAGGTTATTTTTCCACCAAGCAGCAAATCCGGCCTTTTAATTATCAGTTGCAAGCCAGATAAACCCCCATTCTGGTTCTCTTTGGCATCCGTCTGGCTCGTTGTCTGGATTTGGGTCAAGATAATTTTTCCCGAAAATCCGCATAAACTCCTCTCTTGTGTGTTCCCGCTCAAAAGCTGCTTGACCAATTTTGTGTAACGCTTCCATAATTTCTGCATCTTTGTGCACCGCATCCTTTCCTTCTGTGTGGCAATCTGGGCATAAATGGACCGTAAGGCCATACTGCTCAGAGTGTTCCCTATTTGGATTTCCACCAAAAATATGATGTTTATGTAATTTTCCTCCTCTGCCGCATATGTAACATACCTCTGCCGGCTCTTTCTCTATGATACTTTTGATTTTTTCTGTGGCCTCCGGTTCAGGATAATTGCCTCTGCCCACGTCATACTTGTTTCAAATGTTTTGCCGCAGGCTCCTATATACTCCAGCGTGACAATGTGCGGGTATTGTTTTAGTACCTTCATTTTGCCCACCTTTTCTTCATCGTCGCCTCTTCTTCTTGGGTACCTGCATCTCAGCTTATCTCCCGGCCATATCATCCGTTTGAATGCTTTTAATTCATTCTTTGTTATGGGCCCTCTCGTCGTATCTTCCATTCCAGTGTTTACTTGACTTTTACGCATGTTTTCCTCCCTATTTCGTGGTGGTAAATCTGGCGGAATGATTGGCAAGCAGCTTTCTAAGTTCCTGCCACTGCTCCTTATGTGGTATGGTGTCGCCTTTGGCGTTCTTCCATCCGCTTTGTTCCCAGTTGTCCACCCATCGGTTGATGATTGAGTTAACCACATATTCATTATCTGTATGTATATCCAGGATGCAGGAATAACGCAGCCGGTGCAGGGCGCTTATTAATGCTTGCAGAGCGTTCCCGTTTACCGTGCTCTTTCTGTCCTCTTCAATGTCTTTCCTGTACAGGTTTCCATTGCGGTCTAACGTTTCCATGCAACCCCAGTATTTACTTGCCGTTGCATGTACTTCGATTGTCACTTGTCTTTCACTCATATTCATCCTCCTCACCCCAATTGCTGCACGGCTCCCAGTCTTTGTCCGTAGGGTTAAGTTTAACCATTACATATCGCTGATATGGGTATCCCAGCTTGTCCTCTCCGTTGTATAAAGTATCCGGTATTATGTAGTATCCCGGCCTGGGCCGCGGAATCATCATCCATCCGTTTTTAGTGGTATTGATTCTGTGGCTTACGTTTGGCTCCTTAAGATTCCTGGAACATGAGTATCTTTGTTTTGTCGGGCTGTCCTCGTTTCTGAAGGTCTTATCCGTTTCCTTAACAAAGTAATCAGCCAGTTTTCTATATTCTCCCTCATCATAGAGAGGAACGTATTTCGGATGTCCTTTTGTGATACTGCCCCATATCCGGTTTACATACTGTAGGGATGTCTCTTTCCCATCATTAACGTTATTTATAATTATGTGGTGGTGGATTGCCTTGTTTAGGTATTCCGTTGCCTGGATGTACTTAAGTTCGAGGCCATGCTTTTTATATTCGTCCCTCAATTTCCGAAGGAATGTCTTTATATGCCCTCTGGCCTCTGCCGGTGTGGGCCTCTCACCTTTTGGGTATGTCAGGACTACGTGCCAGTCCCCAGGACGGAAATTAGCATTGACCTTTCTCATGAGCTTTCTGGCTGCTTGTCTCGCATTGGCCTCCCTTATCTCTTCCTTGGTCTTTTTCTTGACCGGTTGCCGCTGCTCTCCCTTCCTGCTCCCCCTGGGTATGCACTTTATAACCTCTATGGTGATACCCGCCTTATACTCTATCTGTTTATATCTGCGCATATGGAAGGCTCCCTGTCCTAAGTTTAATCCTTTTATCAAGCCATAAAACGTGCAAGAAAGCACGTATTTCCTTGACTTTTCAGCCCCTAACAGATATAATAAAAGACGAGTTTATTATTGGTCTGTTAGGGACCTTGCTCTTAACCTATTGCAGTAGAGTTAAGAGCTTTTTCCATTTTATGGGTATCACTGCGCCGCCTCCATTCCGGCTGCAAACCGCTGCAGCTCGTCATACAGGTTGTTGTATTTGGCCCATGTAATTGCATTGGACATACGGAGACCATTAAGATATCCCAGCCACATCATGGTTATGTAATCCCTCTGTTTCTCGTCTGGCGCTTCGCTTATAAGTTGCTTGTGATTCTGGATCCACTTTCTCAACATTTTTTCTTCCTCAGACATCCTTTTACCTCCTCTGCCGGATTTTAGCTTGTCCAAATAATTCCGGTCTTTTTACTGCTCGTCCCACAAGGCCGCCTTTAGGCGGTCTGAATGACTTCTATGTTTTGAATTGTTGTCAAAGGCTGATATATCAGCCGGTTTGCAATTGCTATCTGTTCCTCTGCTGGTAAGTCATCCAATCTTATTTTTTTGTTACCAATTTTTATCCTGTTGGTAAATGTCATTGTTGTTTCCCTGTTCTCAGATTTCATTCCACCACCTCCCTGGTAGATTCTATGTATTACGGGTTGTACTTGTTTCCTCTTTTCAATTTGCTTTTTCTCCCCCTCCGTTTTATACTGTACTTACAGGCCCCCGGCAGGGCTGAGTAAATAACATTGGAGGACTTATGATAAATACTGCTACATGGAATCAATGGGATGATATCCATTCCACTTCCGAACAACTTAAGCGTCAAAAAAAGGCTTGTGAAAAAGGGCTTTCTCCGCTTGAAATTAATGAATCTGATTGTAATGCTGTTTTCAAAGGGTCAAGCAGTAAATACACAACCACGCTCTCTAATTGTACTTGCAGAGATTTTGCCTTAAGAAAGCTCCCATGCAAGCATATGTACCGCTTGGCATATGAGTTGCACTTATTTAACCCGCCTTGCGAAGTAGCTAGTACAGATGTACCACAATTGAATAAGAATGAGGCCATGCAGATAATCAAATCTGTTTTGACTCCCGAAGAGCAACAGATATTTGGTTATTTTTGTTATCACTGTGGCAACAATAATGCCTCTGAAGAACTTTTTCCCATTGAGTTTGCAAACAAACTAATTGGAGCCAATCTGGCTTGTGAGGTAACTGATACTGCAAAGTTGCTTAAGCATTTGCATATTAGTAAAGTCAGAAAGTTTCTTCCTCCAGGAACAAAAAGCCCCAGAACTAAAGCTGAATTAATTGACATCGTAGCTCCAACTGTTAATAACAATGATATAATTTTCCCCGATGAAAAAAAATGTTTGACCTTACATCCTAGCGTTTCTCACCTTGGTCATACCATCCATAGACAAATCTGTATTATGTATCCTGACTCAGAACAAGAATACGTTTAGGTTTTAGAGTCAAAACAGATTTATGTAATATAAGCAATTTAAGGCTATCACGCAAATCAAGAGTATTTGTTTTGTAGTGATAGCCACTTTTTATGCCCTCTTTTTTAATCCGGTTGAATCATAAAGCTCATTTATTGAAACGCCTAATGCTTTTGCTATTATTATTACATCTGATGTTTTAATCAACCGTCTCCCGTTGAGCATGTCGCTAAAAGGTTGCTTTTTGAAACCTGCTTTACTAGCAACTGCGCATTGTTTTAACCCCCTTTCTTTAATGATTCTCTCAATATTATCTGCTACCGGAAAATTGAAGTTCGCAATATTCATTTAATCACCCTTTCTATGTTTTCGTTTTGCAACCTTTTTTCGTATTATAGTCTCATAACGCGCCTTTGTCAATACATATCATTAAAAAAATTCGCATTTTGCAACCTTTTTGTATTGACTAATCAATATTTACGTGATACCATACACTTACAGGAGGTTTGCATTATGAGTCTTAATGACAGAATTAAAGAAGCTAGGTTACGAAACGGAATGACACAAGAACAACTTGCGGATAAGATTGGTGTAGCTAAATCTACTTTGACCGGATATGAAAAGGGCAACCGTGAGCCTAACATTCCAACCTTAAGAAAAATTATGGATGCATTGCAGGTGGATGCGAATTATCTATATCAAGATGACATGGAGAGCTTATCTGAACTTGTTGTCTCTTTGGAGGAACGAGAGTTAATTATGAAATACCGTAATCTTGATAGCGTGGGCAAAAATCACGTCAATGTGATTCTTGCATGGGAGATGGAGCGAATTGAGCGCATCGAATCCTCTGAACCATCAATCTCCAAAGTTCCAACCCGTATTATCAGTTACTATCAACATCTGGCCTCTGCCGGAAGCGGCGAATATCTCTTTGACGATGTTCCCACCGATATGATTGAGGTGGTGGACAATGAGCTATCTGATAGGGCCGATTTTGTTATTGGTGTTAATGGAGATAGTATGGAGCCCACCTATTATGATGGCGATAAGGTATTTGTTAGGAAAACAGATTCCATTCCTATTGGTGGTATTGGAATTTTTACCCGTGGAAACGAGTGCTTTATTAAGGAGTTAGGAGTTAACCGTCTTATATCCCATAACAAGAAATATAATGACATACCTGCCAATGATGAAATAAAACTTGTTGGAGAAGTTCTTGGAAAGGTGGTGGAAGGATGAAATACAAAGAATTTTTAGAGTATTTGGAATCCAATCTGGAAGGGTATAATATTTTTATGAGAAAAGCCCGGCAGTTCCAGGGCCTCCAGAATGCTAAACGAAAAAAGAAGTGGTCTGACGAAAAAGTGGAAAAGGCTGCGTATGATATGTGGAGGATGTCCATGGAGCCTCTATATAACAATCTAAAACATGAAATTAATTCAGACTCCCGTCTTTCATGGATATCGTTTATTGAAAATCATGAAGTAATGGAAAATGTGAACGAAAGTATAAATGATATTGATTTCACCGGTGATGTGGCATAAGGAGGTTCTTATGGTTGATATCCAGCAATTTCTTAAAGAACGCGATGAAGCTATGTTTTCTCTTGATAAAAGTAAGATACTGGCCTATTGCCAAAAATATCAAGTTCCTCTCCCGAAAAGTGAGCTTGCCTTTTGGGCCGGGGTGCACAAATGTATATACTCCGTTCGTACTGCTACTCCTGAACAAAAAGAAAATTCAAAACAATGGCTCTTGCAACATGGTTTTTCGCTTGAAATAAAATAATGCGCATTATACACATTTTCTCTTGACTTTTATGCGCATAGTGTGTATAATGTAATTGTAAGGAGGTACAGAAGATGCGGGCCAGAGAATTAGAGAAAATGCTTCTGGAGGATGGCTGGTATGTGAAGAACCAGAAAGGTTCTCACAGACAGTATAAGCACCCTAGCAAGCCAGGAAAAGTTACAATTCCTTTTCACACCGGCGACGTTGACAAAGGGACCGCTGATTCAATCCTTAAACAGGCGGGGCTTAAATAGTCCCGCTCCTTACAATCATAAGATGGAGGTGATTGTTTTGAAACTTGTATATCCTGCTATTTTTACACCTTGTGAGGAGCTTTCCGGTTATACCGTTGAGGTCCCGGACCTCCCCGGCTGCGTGACTGAAGGTCGGAACCTTGTGGAAGCCATTGAGATGGGCGCCGATGCCGCCAGCGGATGGATATTGGACGAGATGGAGGATGGTAATAACTATCCGGCTCCAAGTGACTTTACTGCTGTCCCCTGCCCTGCCGGAAGTTTTGTAAACCTTTTGGTCCTCGATATGGATGCCTATACGGAAAAGTACGGCTCAAAGACCATTCGGAAAAATATAACCATCCCGGCATGGCTCAACACTTATGGAGAAAAAAAGAATCTTAATTTTTCCAAGGTCCTTCAAGACGCGCTTGTAGCTGCTGCCCGTTCAGAGCGGTAAAATAAGCAAAAAGCTCCCGTGCTGGTAACACGGAAGCCTTTGCATAGATTAACCCTTACTGGATGAACCAGAAATGATATAACCTATCCGAACAATAGAATTATATCATTCCTGGTACGTCCTGGCAAGGGGCGTATTTTTTATGCTCTTAAGTCATAGTATGAATAGGGTGATATAATGAAAAAGAAAATATTAATGGCTGCACTGTATATTCGTGTCAGCACCGAAAAGCAAGAAGAATTGTCTCCAGATTCTCAAAAGCGTCTGCTTTTGGATTATGCAAAATCTCATGATATGATTGTTTCTGAAAAACATATTTACATCGAGAATGGTATTTCTGGACGTAAGGCAGATAAACGGCCAAAATTCCAGCAAATGATTGCAACGGCAAAATCATCCGACCATCCATTTGATGTAATATTGCTATGGAAATTCTCACGTTTTGCACGTAACCAGGAGGAAAGCATTGTATATAAATCAATGCTGCGAAATAAGTACAGCGTGGATGTGGTCAGCATATCGGAGCCATTGGTTGACGGACCGTTTGGAAGTTTGATAGAACGTATCATTGAATGGATGGACGAATTCTATTCTATTCGGTTATCTGGTGATGTAACCAGGGGTATGACCCAAAAAGCCTTAAACGGGGGCTATCAATGCCGCCCACCTCTTGGATATAGGATACCTTATCATAAGGCCACTCCTGAGATTGTCCCGGATGAAGCAAAAATAGTTCGGTTGATTTTTGAAAAATACGTATACGAAAATATGAGTATTTTTGCTATTGTCAAACATTTAAACAGTTTAGGCCATAAGACAAGCCATGGTAAACCTTTTGAAAAACGGTCAATCGAGTATATCCTTCAAAATCCCGGATATGCCGGTGATATCCGTTGGAATCGTACTATCAATGAGACAAACGAGATTAGGGACCCTTCTGAGTGGATCATACGGCCCGGCCATCATCCCGCCATCATTGAAAAAGAATTATTTGAAAAGGCCCAAGAACGATATCATTCGGAGTATAAGCGTCGCAATGCAAAGCCCTCTGAAATCTCTAAACATTGGCTGTCTGGCCTCCTTAAATGCTCCAAGTGTGGTCGTTCTCTTTCCTCTTGCGTCGTGCACCGCAAGACTTTGCCGGATTCGTTCTATTTTCAGTGCTATGGTTATCTTAAGGGGAAGTGTAATAATGACTGTTACGTGAGGGAGGAGGAAATAGGCCCAACTGTAATCAAGGCATTGGAGGAAGCCCTACGAAAAGGCACAGTCAGCTATACCATTAAAAAATCTTATCAAAATCAAAGTCGCGGGAGTGAGTTGGAAGTATTATATAAAAACCTTGACCGCTTATCATTCAAAGAGGAGAGGGCCAAAGAGGCTTATATAGACGGTATCGACACCAAAGAGGAGTATAAAGCCAATAAGTTAAGGCTCCAGAAAGAACGGCAGGAATTGCAGGAAATGATTGATACGATTGAACATAATAGCTCCGATACTGTTTCAAATGATTCCCGAATGTTAAGCAGTATCTCTAACGTTTTGGATATCGTTCAATCTGATAAATTTACTATGCAAGAAAAAAATGCTGCGCTAAAAAGCATTGTTGACCAAATCACATATGATAAAAAAATAAATCATATAGACGTCGATTATTACTTGATAGAAACCCCGGAAGCCTTATAAAACAAGGCCATCCGGGGCTTTTTAAATAATGTATACGCTCTTGCCATTTGGTCATCCAGTTCGGACACTGGACCTGGCGCCCGTCACAGTACTGGGTCAGGATAGGCTGTCTCACACCCGGACGGGACAGGTAGTTATCAAATATCTCATCCACGATCAGGCTGATGCTCTCGAATATATTCCTTCCATATATCCACTTGTGGTCAAAGGCAGTGGAGGACGTGATGGTGAAATCATAGCCCTGGTTCCTGTACCACTCTGTGTATACCCGGTTCAGGGTAAAGGACATGATTGCCAGCACATTGGCTGTTATGGTGGCCCTGGGCCAGGTGGAATATATTTCGCTGGATGCCACATTTTTTATGTAGTCCCTGTAGGGCACATAATAGTCCTTGGCCGTACTGTCCGTTGGCACCCCGTCATGGACCACCACGGTCTGAGGCACTACCACCCGGCTGAGTACGATTTCCCCGCTCTCGTTCACTGGTTTTATCTCTGGTTCCGCTATCTTTGGGGGGTAATTCCCGTACAGGGTATGATCCGGTATCACCACCGGGTCTTCGGGAGGTGTTTCCCCGCCAACCGGTGTCATGACTGCCGGCTGTATGGCCGTGGCCTGGGCCAGTATCTCGGTGCCGGATATGGCCAGAGGCTCAAAGCCCTCTGCCTCCACCATCAGATTATATTCTGAATAGGGCTGGATAATGCTTGGTTCCAGACTGTATTCCACAGGTGGCGCCGGAAGCTGCACCTGCTCTGTCTGGCCTGAACTGTTGGTGGTCAGCTGCTCCACCGTGCGGTCCGGTTCTCCTTTATAGCTGATAGTGACCCTGGCGTTCTGTATAGGAAAATTATTCTGTATGTTGATTACGTTAATCTGCAGCAGTCCACTGGATGTCCGTTCTGGATTGGTTGCCAT